CCAAGTGGCAACGGCACCATCAATGCGGCCGGTGCTTTTGCCTTTGTGCATGGTGCGGTTGCCCGCGCTGTCGGTGTGAATGGCGACGTTCGAGAAGCACCAGCGCAGCAGCGGGTGCCCGTCGTGCCGGAAGGTGCCACCGACGATATTGCGCTCCAGCTCATTGAGCGCCGGCGACTGTGTCACCCAGCCCTGCCGCATGGTCAGCACCGGCAGGCCATCGGCAAGCAGCGGCGCCATGACCGGCTGGGCATAGTGCGGGTCGAAGTTGAGTTCCTGCACGTCATAGCGGGCGCACAGCTCAGCCAGGTATTCGGTGACGGCACCGTAATCGATGACGTTGCCGGGCGTGGCGGTGAGCAAGCCCTGCTCAGCCCATTCCGGATAGGGCACGCCATCACGGTCTGCGCGATCGCGTAACAAGTCGCCGGGCAGGAAGAAGTGCGGCTGCACACTGATGATGCCGTTTTCATCGCGGAACGCAGCGACAACGGCGGTGAGGTCGGTGGTGGTGGACATATCCACGCCAACCCAGCACGGCGCGTTGTCCATCCGTTCAACGTCGCCAGCGCAACGGTCATAGACTTCCATGTCAATGAACGGGTCGGTGGACTGGTCCAGCCAGATATTGAGCTTGAGCTGCTTGAAGCTCTGGCGTTCGCGCATGCTGCGCTCTGCCTTGGCAGCGGCGCGCCGGAAGCCGTCAAGGCTCGGATAGCCATAAGCGAGGCCGGGATTGGTCTGATACCAAACAGCCTCATCGCGCCAGTCGGCATCGCGGTCGGCTTCGAACAGGATCGGTAGGATGGACGGGTCATCAACTTCGCCACGCGCAACCTTGCGGGCATCTTCGATCTGCTCCCAAGCGACGTTTTCCTGCCCGCGCCCTGCAGTGGTGGCCACCACCATGAGCGTGTTGTCGGACTTGTCCAAACCGGACTGCAGGGCTTCCCAGAGGTAGAAATTGGGCCAGACGTGCAGCTCATCTGCCAGCACGAAATTGGGCGTCCGACCATGTTGGGTGCCGGCATCACCAGAGATGACTTCGAGCGTCACTCGCTCTTTGGCATAGACGATCTTTTTCGCGCTGTTGTGGGCATCATAGACCTTTACCGCGCCGCTGATGCGCTGGTTTGCCTGCACAATGCCCAGCGCTTCCTTGAAGGCGATGCTGGCTTGCTTGCGATCAGCAGCGGCGAAGATAGCCTCACCGTGCGGCACCCGTTCCGGGCCGATGGTGTGCAGCAATGCCAGTGCGGCGGCGGTGCTAGTCTTGCGGTTGCCGCGCGGCAGCAACAGCACCACCGTCTTGACCACCCGATTGCCGTTCGGATGGCGCGGGCCATAGATGCGGCGGACGATACGCTCAAGCCAAGGGTCAAGCTGAAAACCCTTGCCGGGCAGCGTGCTCTTGGGGTGCTTGAGCCAGCGCAGAAACGCAACGGCGCGCTCACCGTCACCGAAGGTGTCTTCGATGGGCGTGCCGTCGTAAATCCAGGCGGGGTAAGTGCTAGATGGCGAAGGGATTGTCTTCACCCTCGGATTCAGCGCGGATCGACGGACGCGACCGGCTCACCGGGGTCAACCCAAGCTCAGCCGCACAAAGCCGCTGGGTGGTCTGGGCAGCGTTCATGATGCCGAAGGCGGGATGGCGCTTGCCGTCTGCCGTGACCAGACCGTCCACATTGATGATGCGCTGCGCCTGCCGCATGGTGCTTGTGGACAGGCAGTAGCTTTCCAGCGTGCCCATATCGGCTTCGGTGAGCGTCTTGCGCTCAAGCACGAGGATGGGCGCAATCTTGCGCCATTCGGCCTTGGCGTCCTTGGGGAAGTAGCTCGGCGGCGACGGCACAACCGTAACCGGACTGCTACCCATGACGATGGCGGCGGGTTTTCGCCCCCTCATGACAAGGCCTCGCAGCGCAATTCCATGGCACGTCGGCGGCCAAGCTCGACAATGCCGGTGATGTTGTAGGGCTGGCCTGCATAGACCAGCCGGTCCTTGGTGGTGAGGCCGTGATAATGCCGGATGCGAAGCACCAAGTCTGCGCCGTCACCCTCCCCATAGGCGCGGGCAACTTCCACGAAAACGTTGCTCAGCAGCTGAGCACGAACAATGGCAAAATCCGTCCAGGTGGACGTGACGGTGCCAGCCGGTGACACGCTTTCGGTCTCACGCTGTAGCACGATAGTGCGGTCCAACCGCCCAGCGCGCATCACAGGTGATACCCCATCTGGGCACGCAAGCTGATGACGCCATGCCCGCAACCGGAGGGGTCGCGCAGATACATACTACGCTCGACGCGTATGCCGTCATGCAGGTCAAAGCCCGGCACTGTCAGCTCACGCCCGATGGCATCCCAGACGGCACCACCGATGGACTTGGTGCCTTCAAGGCCGTCACCTTCGGCCCAAATGTGCAGGTCCAGAAAGGCGGTCACGTTCCGATAATTGGAATAGTGACCGGCTATCGAGACCTGCCCGGTGCCAAGGATGATGCTTGGGAAGGCATCGGGCCGGGTGTCGCCGTCACGGATTTCATTGGGGTCCACCAGTTCCATCACGTGCGGCGATGCGATGAGCCGGGTGCGGATGGCAGTCTGCAAGGCAAGGCTAGGTTCGGTCACTGTTTGCTCCACCATTCTTTGATGGCCTTCCGCACGGCGCGGTTGGTCCTGTTGTTGATGCGTTTCTGCAGGGTGCGGACGGCGGGCCAAAAGAACGGCTGCGCCGGTGCCTGGGCCGTGCCGTATTCGACAAGGTGCGGATAGCGGACGGCGTGGTTGCCCACGGTCACGATGGCCTCAAGCTCGGTGGCGGTGCGGCTGCCGCCGGGCTGGCTATAGGCAGGCGTGGTGCCACCGGGTGGCGTCACTTCAATGCTGTCGATGAGGTCGCCAGTGTCGCGCGACGGCTCGGCAAGATGGGCCATCATGCCCGCCAGTTCCTCGCCAGACTTGATGATGCTGGGCTGAATATCGGCGCGGATGGCCTGCGGAATGCCCTCGATACGGGCCATGACGCGCATCAACTGAGCCGAATAGGCCATCAGAACACCCACTTCCGGTGCGGTGCGATGAGGTCGGCATAACCCAGCGGCAGCTCTTGGGCACTGATGCCTACCAAAACGGCTTCCCGATTTTCGAATAGATGGGCGGCCTTCATGAGAATGGCTTCGCGCAGGTCGGCAGGCGCATCTCCATAGATGACGGGCGTTACAGCGCCGATGTCGGAAGAGACGGATGCCTCGGCAGCGGCGACCTTGCGTTCAAGCAGGGCGTCGTCGGCATTATCATCGATGAGGTTGAGCTGGGCTTTGAGGTCGGAAAGTGCGGTCACTGTGAAAACTCTATTTCGGAAATATCTTGCGCGGTGCTCCCCCCGCCGGTCCCCGGAAGTGCTCGCAAGTTCTTAACCACCCCCGCACTACAAGTTCTGAGGACTGCGAGCATGTTAGTGCTGAAAATGGGGAAAGCAGAATGCCTTGGGGATTTGAACGCGGTCATTTCTACAACCGCCGCATAGACATCCATGACCGGTTTGACGGCCAAGAGCAGGGCGGAATTATTACCCCTGCGCTGCACGGCGTAATTTTCATTATTACTGGCGAAGCGGGTGGCGCCCACGGCTACGCCGACAGGGAGCTGCCAAACGGTGGATTTGAGTATTTTGGGGAGGGTCAGATCGGTGACATGGCCTTCGTCCGAGGCAACGCTGCCGTCGTGAGCCACGTTTTTAACGGCAAGGATCTTCTCCTTTTCCGAAATCTTGGTGGCAGGCTCCTCTTTATCGATCAAATGATTTGCACCGGCAGCCACTATGAACAGGCACCCGACCGCACTGAACAAATGCGGCAAGCCATTGTATTCGAGCTGACGCCCGCTGACGCCGTCATTGAAGAGGCCGAAGGTGTTCTTCCCGCCATCGAACAGGACCTCGCTGAGATGCGCCGCAGGGCCATGGAAGCTGCAAACGATCATCCCGGCAGACGGGGTCGAGAAGTCTCTATTATTGAGCGCAGTGTGCGAGTGCGAGACTATGTGGTGGCCCGGGCGGCTGGACATTGCGAGGGTTGCGGTGATCCAGCACCTTTTCTGCGGCCCAACGGTGTTCCTTACGTGGAGCCACATCACCTTCGCCGCCTCGGTGATGGCGGTCCCGACAACCCGAGATTTGTCATTGGCCTCTGCCCAACATGCCACCGCCGTGTCCACTACGGGGTGGATGGTGTAGACTACAATCTTCAACTCCTCGCCCAGATGGGCGAAATAGAACCCAACTGAACTCATAGGTCACAGTCTCGGCGGCGCTCTTCGCGCTGCTTGGTGCTGTTATGGTGGTGCGCACAAAGGCCCTGCCAGTTGGCGCTGTCCCAGAACAGGCGGTCGTCACTCTTGTGCGGGGTGATGTGATCCAAGTGGATGGCGGGTGCATTGCAGCCGTCATGGAAGCAAAAAGGATGGGCAATCAGATAGCCAGCGCGTGCCTTGCGCCACTCATGATTATATCCGCGCGCTGCCGACGATGGGCGGCGGCGATCATGGCGGGCCTTGCGGGCGCGGTCGCCTGCGATCTGACAAGCGCAACGCTCACCGGACGGCACGATATTGCCGCAACTGCAAAGACGGGGTGGAGCAACAGGCATCAGGCCACGCGCTCCTTACCCTTGAGGGCTTGAAGGGCACCGCGATTAAAGGCCGGGTCGTGGCCTTCCTCTTCGATCCGCTTGAGCTGGGCGGGCGTGTAGGGGGCGGCGGTCTCCGGCTTGGTGCCGGTCGTCGTGCCGAACGCGGCTTTCAGCACGTCGGTGATGAGGTCCGTTCGGCCAGCCTGGGCGGCGATGATTTCGGTGGGGGTCGCGCTCCATGCTTCCTCTGGGGTCCAGCCCAACCAGCCGGTGGCGACGCCAAAGAGCCGGGTAAAAGTCTCGTCCGGGGTGATCTGCTGGCCGGTGGTGGTGGCGGGCGGCGTGGTGTTGTCAGGATCGATGCCAGCAACCGCCAGGACGAACTCTACCAGCGGGCCGGTGAGCCGATGCCGAACAGTGCCAAGGCCAATCGCCGCGATCTCTGCCAGCAACAGGCTGGGCTTGATGCCGGCTTCCCTCAACACGTCCATGATGGTGGTGACCTTGAAGCCCTGCACGGCAGCTAGCAGGCCCGTGAGGCCATGCCGCCGAACAAGGCGCATGCAGGCGCGGAGAGACGGGCGAAGCTCATGAGCCTCGCCTGCCAGTTCGAGAAAGATGCCGTCCGCGCCAAGCTTCATGACTAAGCGGCGATCTTGAGCTTGGTCAGAGCCTCGCCCATGATGATGCGACCGCCAACGCGACGGCGTGCATGCAGCTTGATGATGCCGTTGCCAGCGCCGGTAAGGTCGTCGCGGATGATTTCGAAACCGGTCCGGTCTGCGATGGCATAACCAGTTGCGAAATCACCAAAGACGATGGGCGTGGCGTCGGCGGCAATGCTGGGCATGTCCACCGCTTCATAGACCGGGCGGCCAAGAAGCTGCGGCGGCTGGCCACCGGCAATGCCGCGTTCCCAAATATAGGAGCCGTCAGTGTCCTTGAGCTTGCGCACAACGGCCATGGTCTGGCGGTTCATTAGCCAGGCACCGTTGGACGAATAGGCCGTCTTGATCGAATAGAAGAGGTCAATGAGGTCATCGCCGGTGATGGCTTCAACTTCATGCTCGGCAACGGCAGCGGACGTGAGAACGCCTTCTGCCTGGGTGGTGCCGTTCCCGTTGACGAACCACGTCGCTTCCTTCTGACCAAAGCGCCGGGCAACATGATTGCTCAGGTAGCCGGTGAGGTCGATCTGGGCATCTTCAAGCAGGATGCGCGTGACCGGAACGATGACGGCCATTTCGAAGGGCTTGAGGTCGATCTGGTCAAAGGTCGGCTCATCTTCGGTGCGGGCAGCCGTCTCAGTGACCGGCACCGGCTCGACTTCATCGACAAGGCGCGGAAGCTGCAGCAGCGGCCCGGACATGCTGATGGTCTGGGCAAGACCACGCACTGGTGAGAACTCAGCCACCTTTTCGAGAATGGACGCTGCCACCTGCTCAGGTGCCAGAATGCCGCCGCTCGACGGCGAGGCATAACCCAGCGACTTCACTTCGCTGGCATCGCCGTTGCGCATGAAGTCCGCGAACGCCTTGCGCTCGGTGTTGTCGTTGGCCGCGTGGCGGTTGTCGTTGGCGGCAACAGGGCGATTGGCCTTGGCCTCAACCTTGTCCAGGCGAGCGGTGAGCTTGGCGATGTTGTCGTTGGCTGCCTTCAGCTCAAGCTGGGCAGTGTCGTCGTTAGTCTCGGGGTCCATAGGGTGTTCCTGTGTGATGGATTTGACAGAGGTAATCCGCGCGCCCGGATGGACCGGACGGCGACAAAGAGAGATTTCAGTGATGGTGAGGGCGTTGAACTTGCGTCCACCGGACGGCAGCGCATCGAAGCCATCGGACTTGAAGCCGATGGAGAGACCTGTAACGCGTCCGTTACGCAACAGCGTGCGGGCCTCACGAGCCGGGCCGATGCCTTCGACAAAGAGGCGGCCCTTTACCTCAAGCCCAGCATCGGTTTCGGCATAGCTTTCCCAGACGCCCACAACCTGCTTCTGGTCGTGCTCCATGACGATTGGCAGCGCAGGCGGCAGGGCGAATGCACCCTTCTCGATAATGTCGCCAACGCTATCGGCAGCGCCGAACGGCCAAGCCAGGCCGGTGATGGTGCCAGCGTCATCGATGCTGACTTCAGCCTTGATTTCGAGCTTTTCCATCAGGCGGCAACCTCATCGCTGGGCTTGGCTTCCGGGCCGGTCCAGAGGTCGGTGAGAATGTCGAGTGCCAGCAAGTGCAGCTCACCCAGCGGATGGGCGTTCACATAGCTCTGCACCAGCGCATTGGCCTCTTCCGGATGGGTGCCACCACCGATGAGTCCAAGCCGGACGGTATTGACGATCTGGGCAAAGGACATACCGCGCAGGTTATCGACGGTCGCGCCAATGGGCTTGCCAGTGACACGTTCAAATTCTGGAATCAGGTGCGGCGTGAGCGAGAAATCCCGCTCACGGTCACCAAAAAATGCCTTGTGCATTAAGCGGCGTCTTTCTCGGTATCAGGTGGATTGTCGTTATCGGCCTGCGGCGCGGGTGCCGGGTCGGGATTGATATGTGGACTGCCCAGCTCATCGCCACCGGGCAATGGCGGCAGGTTGAGACCAGCGCGGACTTCATTGGCGGTGAGCACGCCCATGCTGCGATACTGCCCATAGGACGTGGCGCGGGTGGCGAAGCTCACGGTGAGCAGGTCGTCGGTGATGAACTCAAAGAAGCGTTCGGCGCGCTCTTCGCTGGTCAGCAGCACGCGGGCATAAGCCCACTCCCATGCGTCCAGCCAAGGGCGAAGCGTGTAGGTAAGGAACTGGTGCCCCATCTCTTCGGTGTTGGACCAGGTGCCACGCGTGAGGTCGAAAAGCATGGTCGGCGGCACCCGGAAGGCGCGGGCAATCTCTTCGGTCTGAAACCGACGCATCTGCTCAAACTGAGCATCAACGCTGTTGAGGCCGGTCTGTTGATAGGCAGTGCCCTCTGGCAGGATGGCGGGCTTGCCGGTGTTGTTAGGATCACCAAATGTGGCATTCCACATATCGGCAATGTTCTTGAGCGCAGCCGGGCTTTTGGCGTCGGTGCTCAAGATGCCGGACGGGCGTGCACCGTTTGCGAACAGCTTGGCTGCGTGACGCTCTAGGTCGATAGCCAGTGCGATGGCGTTACGGGCGCGGTTGATCGGTGCGGAGCCGCCGAACGCCTGAATATGCAGAACGTCCCGGTATTCATAGCGCACGTCTTTGCGGCCCTGCTTAACCACATAGAACGGTTCGCCGGTGGCGTCGTCGGTCTTCGGCTCGACGGTGAGCGGGTCAAGGCGGATGAACTCAACAACGCGGTCATTGACGCGGTTGGCGAGGGCGAAACCACCACGGTCATGCAGCAGTGCATCATGGGTGAGCTGGGTGCGCAGCTCGGCGGCGCTGGTCCAGTCATTGGCCTCATCATGCGCAAGGCGAAAGGCAGCATGGGCCGGGTCGGCTTCCCTGCCCTTGGCATTACGCACGAAAAGTTTGACCGGGAGTGTGCCGACTGCCTCAGAGATCAGCTCCACCGCAGATGAAACGGCTGGCACCTGCATTGCCGACTTCGGCGTCACCGACACATTGGAGTGCGTCGGCATGGCACCGAAGAGCCATGAGGCCAGGGGGTCCGTGAGCGTCACCGGCTCGGGTGCGGACTTGAGATCACCCTTGCGGTAGAGGCCGGGAAAGAAATCAAAAAAGGGCAACAGCAAAACTCATGACGTTAGGTTATTACATAACACTATGAGTCAAATGAACGAGAATGTGAATCCCCTAATTGGACAATTTGTTAAATCTGACCTTTTGCAATAGCGGAGACAAAGTGAAACATGAGAATTCCAGCCGCTCCGAACCCCGTCACGACAGTAATGAATAGCGCCGCCTTCCAGATCGGGATATTTACTAACTGGTTGAACTCGCTTTGCTTCTTCACAAGAGCCTTTTGTTGGATAAAAAAATCGCTGGGTGATAGGTCTTTGTTCAACAGCTCGACAACCTTCACTGAACTAAAGCCAGTAGCTGCTACTTTGAATACTTCGAACGCGACAAATACCATAATGCTTGTGCCCAGCAATGCACCTACCCAGTAAGTCGCCCATTCTCCAAGGTAATCTTTCGTATAGGACCAGATCGTGAAAATCGCTGCAAACGCCCCGAAAATGACCACCACCGTATATGCAGCCATACTTTCGCTAGTGCGGTGAAGGCGATCAATAAGCTGCTGACGCACTTTCTCCATCTTTTGCTGTTCAGCGGCGTCTTCGGTCGAAGTTTCCATCTTTGGCTGAGACTTTCTCGTTTCTCCGCTATCGGAAATTGAACCATACTCGATTCATTCTGCCTTGCATCGCATCCATCATCGCGACATGCGCGTCACCTATATAGGTGCTATCGCAGCAACTAGGTCCGGCGCACCGCAAGGCTGATCTCAACCAAAATACCAAGAGCTATAGCGCCACCCGCAATTGGCAACGTTTGAGTCACGACTAGATCCGGACTCTTGGAGAAGAAATATCTAGCGCTCCAAAGCGCAGCTTCTTCAGCTTCGACTATGAAGACCATGATGTAAAGTGCTGCACTGATCCGCACTGCTGCGAACGCAAATATGAGCCATGCAACTGCACTTCCAAGCTTAGTGAAAAACATCATCTATTCCAAAACACTAAAGGGGCGATCCTAAGCATAGATGCGTTGCCGTCTATGGGCCGATAGCCTGTTCCAACTGAAATTCCACTCGGTTTAACCCGTCACGCATTGCCTCAATCATTGTGACATGCACGTCACCGATATAGATGCCGCCCACCGACTGATCCTTGTGGCCTGTGATCAGGTCCGACACGTCCCGATTGATGCCATGCCGTGCCAGCGCGGTCTTGAGGGTGTTGCGAAAGCTGTGAAAGACCTTGCGAGCATCCACGATGCCAACCTGTTCCTTGTAGGTGCGTAGGAACCAGCGGTTGATTTTGTCTTCTGGCTCCCAATCCCAGAAGAGATTGATCTGACCTCGTCCTTTCAACCGCTCCACATAATCGAGAATGCCCAGCTCAATCAGCTTCTTGTGAATCGGCACCAGTCGCTTCGAGTGGACGTTCTTGGTGGCCTCCATCAGATCGAACACCCAGACGCCCTGTTCCTGATAGACGTCTGCAAGCTTGATGCGCCGGACTTCGCTTGATGATCGCGCACCGGTATAAAGCGCCACCAGCAAGGCCCACTGCCGGCTTTCATACTTCGCGGGGTCGGCGAAGAGCGCATCGCCGAACAAGCGCTTCAGGTCGTCGCCGCTAAAACCCACGCGGGTGGGTTCCTTATAGCCCTTCCCCAGGTCGACCTTGATGCCGCGCGCAGGGTTGTATTCCAAGTAGCCGTTCTTGGTGGCCCATCCCAAGATGGTGCTGATATGCGACAGCCACTTTTCATTGATAGTGCTGGCGTTCAAAGTCGGAAACGGCTTAGCCAGCTTCGTGTTGGCAGCGATGGCCTTGGGCAAAATCATACCCGGCAGCCGCTTGGTGTAATTGGCAGGAGTCTCAATCAGCGCATTCTTGTAATTGCGAATGTCGGCTGTTGTGATGGACCGTGCGACGACCCCCTGCCCTAAAAATTCCTCAAGCATGCGGACGGCAACTTTGTGTTCCGCCATCGTCCGCTCGGCCAAGCTGCTACCGGCAACCGTGCGCTCACGGTGAAACAAACCAAGAAGCTCAGCAACCGTCTCACCACTATGGGTGACGGGTCTGGTCGGCACCGGCGCTGCGACAGGCAACGTCTCTGGCTGCAGTAGCGGGCTCGTGGGCGGGGTGAGTGCCACCTTGCCACTGTCGCGCTGCTCCTGGCCTCCCATAGCCTCTAGCTGGGCCTCCGCTAGTGCCTTGAGCAGATCAAGGCGTGCCAAGCTCTTGTCAGCAGCGCCAACCGCCAGGACGGCATCGGCAGCATCGCCCATGACAGCTTCGGCCTCGTCATCAGGCAACTCACCGGCGACCAGCAACCGCAGCAGTGTCGCGCGCTGGGGTGAGGTAAGTTTGCGGAGCACCAAGGTGCCGCCGCTGCCCCGTTCCCGGTCGTCGCTAGCAAGCTCAGCGGAATAGTGGTGCTTAGCAGCGGTGCCCAATGTTGGGGTTGCGGCCGCAAGCTGGGCCTTGGCCTCATCGATCTTACGGTAGAACCGGGCGATCACTTCCGGCGCGGAGCGCTCAGCGGCTTTGCGGTCGGTGCCCATCCATTCGCGTAGTTCTGAGCCGGGCCCACCGACGAACACGATTCCGCGAAGCGGCTTCGGCACGTTCAT